GTCCTTGCCTGCCATCTGAGATTCAACTATGTCTTGATACTTACTTCTTTTACCCTGAGACAAAGCGTCCTGAGCATAGGCCTTAACCTTAAATAGTCTGTCCGACATTCCGTTTACAACAATATCCACAAACTTAGGTATTATAGGAACGGGGGTCCAATCGAGGTTGAGATATGATAAGTCTCCATCTACTGCTAATTCACTTTTGTATTTTCCTACTGACTGTTCGCCTCTTGCATATAAGCGTAGTCTGTGAAAGTCTCTCCACTGTCCGTAGTATCTACCACCGTTTCCGTCTTTCTTAAACCACTCATACTGTATCGCTTGCCCTATCTGTAAGCCAAACTCATCAGTGGCTTTTTCGGCATCTGATACAAATTGACTAGGGAATCCTACAGATGAAATATCTATCTTAACTTCTTTCATCTATCTTATTAAATCGCTTGTTAATCCCTTATTAGTATACCTTGCAAAGTTAATGGAAATTTTTGAGCTTTTCTTTTCAGGCGTATAAAGATGTTTTTGACAAGCCATTATAGATAACCCACTACTGATTGATGCATCAAAATTAGTTCTGTTATTAATATCAAACTTTGCCCAATCCTCTAGCGTCCTGGTAAAAACCATTGTTCCCATTAGGTCTGAGTCTCTAAATGTTTCTTCTGTATCCAAGCCCACATATTTTTCTATATATGATTCTATTGCAGAAGCGTGAGCCTGCTTTATATCTTCACTTGAGTTGGGTATACCACCTAATTCTTTTTCTGTTCGTGATAATTTATTATATGATTTATCAGGCCTGTTTAAAGAAAACCCTCTATAGCCCCTGTTCTTAAAATGATACAACAAACGAGGCTTATTGTTCTCAACCAGTATAGGCATACCATAAAACACACAGGCCATTAACACTTCTTCAAAGAATATCTCTGCTGTTTGAGGTCGTGCTACATACTCAAGAAAAAACTCATTACTAGGAGCTTCGTCCATATTGAATTTTGTCAGTCCATGTAGTGCTCCATTAGAACCTCTGCCTCCTACTGTTCCAGATATATCATAACTGTCACATCCAAACGCACCAAGGTGCTCGTTAGCAGGCAACTTTTTTCCGTTTCTATTTATAACTCGGTTCTGTAAATTTTTGTTTGGAGTCCAGGACACCAGAAACCTTCCTCTACTATTTGGAGTCCATATTACTTTCGTGTCTTTAATTCCATCCTTCCATGAGAACGAGCCTCTTGTAAGATGATGCTCTTTAATAACAGAATCGTTATAGTCTATCTGCTGATATATTCTTGTTAGGTTAAATAAAGATTGCTTACTCTCATCTCTAAACGCATGTGATGTAGTTCTAGGGAATTGTCTGTAAAATTCATTCAAAGCATCTGGGTCGCTCTTTAAAGAGTCTACCTCATTCTCCCAATAATCAATAGCGCCCTGATTTATTTTTTCTCCGTCTACACCTAGCACCGCTGTTGCAGGAGCTCTAAATACAGGCATACCATACCTATCTATAAAGCCTTCCATGTTCCATTCCATAGGAACAAACAAACTATACAATCCGCTTTTTGTTTGTCCATTTGAATTACGGTTATCTATTGAAGAGTCTTCAAACAACTTTTTAAAGTTAGCCCCTCCCTTACTTAAAGCATTTGACGTAGAGCCCATCATACATTTACCAATAACCTTACTACCTAAGCGCAAACAAGTTTTTGTAACTCTCCAGTTATTAAGTATGTTGTTAGGCTTTATCCACTTACCACTTTCATCATGCACCAGTAGCAATAGCTTCTCCCCATCATAAGAGTTGTCGTCAGTATTTTTCCAGTCAATTGTTGTATCTAATCCTAACAGCTCTTCTGCATCTGAATTATACATGTTCTTCTTTGTAATCTTAGATGCTGGTATCCTAAACGCTAACTCAGTTTTAGGTTTGTCCATACCATCCTGGATAGGTTTAAAAAAGAAAGGTAATCTATTTGCTATAGGAACAACCTTATCGGTAAACATTTTCTTTGAATCAGAACCTGTCTTTGACAATATGCCAACCCTTGAATCCTTAGCTAAGGTTCCAGTGTTAACACATTCTGAAGAGCCCATGTAAGAAAATCCAGAGCGTCTTATCTTAAGGTACGTCATTCCAAAAGACCTATTGTCTGCTTTACATGCTTCCCAAAAAATATAAAATATTCTGTTCGCCTCTCTGTAATCTGGATAACCAACATCAATCGAAGTCCATTGAAGGTACATGTAATGTCCACCAGTTATGTACGTAGGTACTCCGTTGTTGTAGAACCAATAGCCAAGTTCTCTGCAATCAAATTCATTCTCTATATAATCTACCCAATTATTTTTAAACTCGTTAGGCATTTCATTCCATTGGAATATAGATTGAATTCTACTAAGCTGCTTAGGTATATCAATTCGTTCCCAGTATTGCATGGGATTAGATTTAGAACGAGAATTTATTTTCTTAGGTCTCTTAGGTAAACCAATTATCAACCCTTGAATATTTAATATATCTCCTACCTCACCGCTTTTAGATATGCAGATAAAATCATACTTATCATTGTATCCATACTCCCAACTCTTATTCCTATTCTTGTTGGTGAGTACTGATTTAGGTACGTAGTCCTCTAAAGACTTATATAGTTTTTTATCTTGACCTTCTTTCTGCAAATCCTTGTTTTGTATTTACCTTATTATCTCCATCAGCTAAATCTATAGCCGCCTTCTCTGCCTCTATTCTATTTAGTATTTCAAACGCATCAAAGATTGCTAACTTTTTAGTTGCCGCTGCGTTCTTTAATCTGTCTGCCGCCAAGTCATCTTCGGGGTCGTGCTTTATAATGTCTTCTCTTGCAACTTTAATTAACTGCTCCACCGCGCTTCTGGCAGCAGATATAATATCTAGTTTTATTTCTGTGTTTGATTTCATAGTATCATTATTATTTGATGGTCAAACATACGATAAAGTTTTTCTCCATCAACCTCAAACTCATACTCACTATCAGGCTTAAAAGATATTAAGTCTCCTTTATTAACGCCTTGCTTAATTAAGTTTTCATTAGGAATCTTAACTAATCCAACTAAGGGTTCTTCTTTTGTATTCTTAAATATAACAGACTCCTTTGTTTTCACTGGCTTAATATAGCAGTACCTGTCATGAGCATACCATACATCATCTTGCTTGTAAGCAAAGTACTGGTCATGGTCTACTAAGAATAGGTTGTCTTTTAAAAAACTTTTACCACTTCTCCTTTGACCCCTGATGTCATTGTAGAATTTAAAAACATTGTGATGAACAAGGAGGGTGTCTCCTTCTTTTATGGGACCAGAATAATCTATAGGTAACGCCTTTACTTCAGCATACCTATTTGAATATCTTACGTCCTCCTCTGAAGAGCTAACTAAAAAGTCTATACCTCCAATGTTTTTAGTATTGGAGTATCTTTTATTTTCTCTGGGGGTTACTATAAAGTCTGTTGGTGATTTCAAAAGTTTATGTTGTATTCAATGGACACAGGCATAGCAGAGCTAAACTCTTTCCAAAGAACAACAACATCGTCTTCTTCTATGTAAATCTTGTAGGAGTGTAATACAGAGTCGTACTTTATTAAATGAATCTTGTATGCTCCATTCAACACGTTCTGACCTACTAAGTAATGCATAGCCCCAGACTTATAATCTGGACCGACAGATATTTTTCTTATATCCATTATATTAAATTAAAAATTTATATTAAATAAAATTCAGTTAAGCATAAAGCGTAACGCTTGTAAAGCCTCCATCGTTTCCATCCAACTGTCCATCTGCTAATACTCCTGCTGGAGTATATGTTCTAAATAAAAACTCTTTATACTCTTGTAATACTCCTCCTATAGTTTGACTTCCTAGCGTGAAACTGTAAACCCTAGCTACGCTATCTCCAAACTGCACCGCTAGTTTGTTTCTATCTGTAGGTACGGTTGTAGGGGTATAACTTACTTTGATTCTAAACTCTCCAGTTCCATTCTTTGAAAATGTTATCTCTCTAAATGAAGTCGGAGTAG